GTCACAGTTCGCTCTATCATGTTACTCGTTCGACCACGGCTGTCTGTCACCCTTGCTCGTATAGTAACCTGACCATGGTAGTTCATGATCCCTAAGCTACCACCATTTTGACTGGTAGATTGGTTCCTGTCGACAATTTCTGCGTAGTAACCACTGATAATTGATCCGTATGCCCCTGTTGCTTGTCCGAAATGTACAGCGATATTCGAAACAATCTGCACAAACTGTTGTTCTCCTGGAATCAGCGTCCTAGCTGCAGTATTTCCGTCTACCAGTGTGAAACCAGTCAAACTGGGCTTGATACTATCTGGAACGCTTGCTGTAAAGGCGGTTGATTGCGTACCTGTTTTTGTTGAACCTGAGTAGGTATCAACGTAGATTGTACCAGTCCCACTTGTTGAGTTCGGAATATCATTTGCGAAATCAAGTGGGATAGTCCAAGTTGTAGATGTGTCTACATTGGTTGCGATTTTCCCTGATTTGTTTCCCCAGGCATACCGGACAACGTGCTTAAAACTAGAGCTTTGACGGTGGATGTTGATAGTAAGTGCACTACCAATAACCCCAGAGCTAACACTTACAGAACTGGAGCGTGGGATAGTGGTCAAGCCATGAAACCAGCTCCCTGAGGCGTTACCAAAGTTCAAAGTTCCATAGCTGATATTACTCATATTAGAACTCAAACTAATTCCTGCTGATTTTGTTCCGTCAGCATTGTGACCCACTCTAAACTGTACTGAGCCTAAATGCTTTTTGGAGCCATTGAGGTATAGAGGACCTACGGCAATAGTTTGAGATTGACCATCACAAGTGACGGTGACGGTATTGCCGTAAGTATTACCAAACTTAATGTTCCACCCTGTGTCCATTCCTATCCAAACATCAATCTTGATTACTGAGCTGTTTCCGCTTATATCTTGACTGACGGTGGATGATGTGCCTTCTAGGAAACCTCTCCAGTTCCCTGAATATCTAAATACTGCCATACTTTCAAGCTATCCCTTTCTAATAAACATACCGTTTAACATTGATGTCTGGATTGTTATGGTACTGTTCTTCTCTAAAACGTCCGATTTGAACCGTCTTTGAAAAAATACCGTTGTCAATGTGGATAACCCCTTTATCCACATACATGACTGGAGTACCACTCGAAAACATCGTGATACGTCCATCTGGGCTAAACAACATGCTGGAGCTACCGTCTGCCTTACCTAGTGACAAACCATCGTTTGAGACCTGCATAAAGGTATCTACCGCATTCCAGCGCTGTGCTTGGTCTCCTAGGTTTGTCTCAATTTTTATGACACGCTGTAAGTGAGTTATCAGGTCCTTTTCAACTTTGGCCCATGTAGCTTCGTCGGCTGCTTTCATATCTTTGATTTGTTTCAAGATATTGTTTACAGTGTCGAGACTCGCTTTGGCTTCCAGCTCCGCTTGCATGATACCCGCCCGCTCGTTTAGTAAATTGAGTTGCTCTTGGGTAAATGCTTGGTCGGCTTTTGCGTCGATACGTTTTTCAACATCGGCCTGCGCTTCGCCAAACGTTGTCGCAACTGTTCCTTCCTCTAGTTGCGGCTTGGTCAAATATAGGATGGAATTTGTAGTAAAGTCGTAAGCGTAGATATAGATTCTGACTTCTCTGTTGAAATCAATATCATCATTTAATTTTAGATTGCCAGATACTCTATGCCACTTGTTAATCGTAGATATATCGATTGTCGTTAGCCCAGAATGGAAACTTTGCTGACCAGCCTTATTGTAGTAGTAAATACCAAACCGAATTTTAGTACCAACACCAGTAGTAAAAATGTCTGCGGAGAAAGTATATTTACCCACTCTAAGGTCGCTTGCTTGCAATGTTTGGTAAAGTGCTTTCCAGTTGCGCTGACCATTAGACTCATTAAATTCAATAACTGGTCCGGTGCCATTAAATGATTCACGATAAAACGCATGATAAGATATTGTTGGATTTGTGATTCCACTGTTGTACATACTACCCCAATTAGGAATCTCTATATTCTTGTAGGTAGTACCTCCAACCGTAAATGTCTCAGAGCGCTCTTTCGGGTTCGAGAAAGTGGCGTTCCGTAAAATGTTCCGTCCACCAACTTCAATCTTCGCCCATCTATCAGCCCAGCGATACTTAGTTTTGTCTGTGCTATCTGCTTGGGTATAGTCTGAATAGTGACCAATATACCGCTGACCATTATCCGATGTGGTCAAGCCTGTACCGTCCGCACTATCCGAGTAAGCCCAATGAATGTACGGAGTTCGACCGTCTGCCCCCTTAGGTCCAGGTATGCCTTGGGCTCCATCAGAGCCTTTCCACTTGCTCCAGCGATAGCTTGTTGGGTTGGTAGAGTTGATAGCAGTAAAATCTTGATACATGCCGATGTATGCTTTTGTCTGGTCTGTCTGACTAAAGCCACCACCAGTTGCATTATCTGCGTAAGCAATATGGGTATATTGAGTACGACCATCAGCACCTTTAGGGCCAGCTATCCCCTGGTCTCCCTTAGGACCCTGAAGGCCTTGGATTCCCCGTGGACCTTGCGGACCTGCAGGCCCCTGTAGTCCTTGTGGACCTGTAGCCCCTCGGTCACCCTTTGCGCCTGTAGGACCTATTTCCCCCATCTTAGCCACTGAGTAACCAGTTTCTGAAGTATTATCCGTATATGCCCAAACGGTTTTTGTCCACAAAAATTGACCGTTAGGGACGCTTGGTACCTGAGATGTCCATGACGTTGGCTGAATTGTGCCAGATGTCGATTTTCCGTAAGTAATCGTCGTTGAACGAATACCTACTCCGTCCTTACCAGCGATACCATCACGGCCAGTGTTTCCGTCACGACCAATACGAGAGACAGTGTAGCCAGTCTCCGTGTTGCCGTCTGTATAAGTCCATACCGTCTTAGTCCAAAGATAATTGCCAGGGGCAACAGTCGGAACTGCCGCAGTCCAACCAGTCGTCGGCGCCGTTGTCCCATTTGTTGAACTAGCATAAGTGACGGTCGTTGAACGAATACCCACTCCGTCACGACCTGGAAGTCCATCAGCCCCTCTTTGTCCAGGGTCTCCTTTGGGCCCGACTCCACCATCTCGACCATCCAATACGTTTACAAACGTCAGCTCATCAACCGCTACCTCATCGTTACCTATGTATGCTGCCACCGTCAAAGTAGATGTATCTGTAACATCTGCACCACGGACTGTGTAGGTCATCCCCGTTTTCACAGCGCCATCCAAAGACCAGCGCCAAGTCACGTTGGCAGTTATTGGTCTACCGCCCTTGTAAAGAGTGGGTGTCACAATGGATTGACCAATTCCATTCTTGAAAATAACGCCATTATCAGTAGCCAGTTTGATAAGGTAGGGTTTAGAAGCTTCGAATAGTTCTTGCCAACGCTCCTGAATACCACTTGACAACTTGCTTTTAAGCGCTCTGACATTGTCAAATACAGTCTTATTCGTACTTGGCTTAGTGAAACTAATAGTTTGTTCTGAAACGCGCACTTCTAGCAACAAAGCGGGATAGAAATCTCCGTTGTAGACCTTGGCGGTATCTCCTATCTCCAAATCAACATAACCATCAATTTCATAAGTAACCGACGGATAAGCTGAACGCATTAACTCTTTGTAAGCCTGTGTCCTAAGTGTTTCCTTGCTTTTAGTATCCACAGTAATATCTTTGCGAGTATATTTATCACGATTGCCAGTAGAACCCGTCCATGTGGATGGGTATTTCTGCATAGAAATAGGAGCGTAGAGCATATCTCCTTGTTGGAAAAACTCCACCACTCCATTTTCATTTTTTACTTCCCAAGGTCCTAACCCTGCGATGGTTATTTCTTGACCGTTTTCGCCTTGTGCAGTCGGTCTAATGGCATTGACAATCAAATCCGTTTTATCAATCTTACGCTTAATAGAACGAATATTTTTGCCTTTTTTCAAAATAATGTCGGACCGAACTTTTCCAACACCTTGATGTTTATCATCGTGTTCTCGATAGACGTTCAAGATAAAATCTTTGATAGTCCCGTTAGCGTTCAGTTTAACCTCAAAGTCGACCTCTGCATCAAACTTATTGGCCAGCGATAGAATACGGTTCAACTTGGTATCTTGACCTTCCCATCCAAGTGTGCGTTTTTGGTCTGAAATTTCGTTAACACCAATTCGTAAAGTCGCAAATTCCAACAAGCCCATAACATCGCAATATTCTTTGAATGTACGAGCTTTGTCAGATTTGAATGGATTGGTGTATTCGTTAGTCAATTCCAAGTTCAAATCTTTACAAGTACAGGTAATGATATGTTCAGTCTCTTCAATAGTCATGACATTAAAGAGATATGTCCGTCCTTTGTACACAAACGAAACGAAAGACCGATCATTCAGTGCATTTGCGGTTTGATAAGGGACAATATCCGTCTGGATAGTTTGTTTAAATACAGTAAATTCAAAAAGGCTACTTGCTTTACTCAGATAACGTGTCCACTTATCGTTGTAAAAATTCAAAGTCCCCTGTTTATTGTTATCAATAAAGGCAACTTTTTGTAAATTGTTATCATGAATCGTTAAAATCATCTATAAGTGCCTTTCTTCTATATTTACAGAGACGGTCGGAGTATTTTGGATAAAACTAGACAACAAAATTTCTAATTGAGATTTGCCAGGCGGAATAACCAAATCCCAGCCAGACCCATCTACAACCTGATGATTTGCGGGTAGTCCGTCAATTGTAACCAAGTCTTTTTCGACATCCAACACTACGGTAGAACCAATCTGAAAACGATTAGGAACATCCACAGTTCCGGTCACAAAATCCTTGCGATAGACTATACTGTCTAAATACATGTGATGGATATGTGGGTGACTTCCCAAAGCGCCTAAAGCGACGTGAATCTTGGCAGATTTCCGACCTTTGATTTCAGGCACATAGAATTGAGGATACGAACCCCACCAATGAACTTGTAACATATCATCGCGTCTTAGAATATCCGCCCAACCTCTCTCTGCATTGAATGGATTGTCGCTATCTAAATGCGTGCATTTAAACGGCCAACTCCTCAAAATCTTGTATCCACTACGCCCATCTGAGACAAGCAGATTAAATTCCGAGTCTACACCGTTTCCACGTTTGAATGTTTCGACACCATACAAAAAACGGCCCTCTGTATCAGAAACCGTTAATTTGATAAAACCTTTTTGCATGACACTTCCTGCCCAGAAGATTTGCCTCCACCAAATATACTCATTCAAAGCACCTCTATCACTACTACTGTCCAGCGGAATTTCCCAAGTAATAGAACCTGCATGATGCGGGCCAGAACCAGCACCTCGACTCCCCATAGCTAAGTGCGGGCGACCAAACTCATTTTTTATATACAGTTGAGTGTCCAACGATTGCGATAAATCATTGAGAATAGCTGTATTTTTTTGACCCTGCGCAAAGCCTTTGACAATACCATTGTTAGAGACATAATCGAAAAGAATTTCCGAACGCTTGTACGTCTCCGTATCCGCTTCTTCTCTGTCTCCGATTTCTAGAGCGGTGTTTAGGTTTACGATGCCGATATAGCCGTTTTCGGAGTTGTGTTTTACCGTAATGATAGGAGGAGCGGGTACATTGCCGTTATTCACTAAATCAAAGACCAGTTTCCCATTCTCTTCTCTTGGATTGTCAAAACGTTTATAGGCAGTCGAATGAGCGACACCGTCAGGGATTAGAAATTCTATTTCCCCCTTTTGATACCAACTACGAATATTGTCTGGTTCAATCTCACCAGTAACTAACGCCAGATAATATTTATCGGGTTCATCAGAAAAGGTTAAGCGCGCCACCTCGTCAGTTCGAAATACACCGGCTAATTCGTGCTTAACACTTTCTAAATTTATCCCTTTAAGAGTAAAACCGACTTTGATAGTTTTAGGACCTATTTTTATATCATGTACATTAACACCAATAGCTGGAGCGTCATTTGTTGAGACACTCCTACTATTGCCGATAGAACGTTTAATATCAGTAATGCGCATGACTTGCGATAAATCATAGCCATTAAAAACAACTGATAAATTTGTCATTAAATCCTCCTTAACATCATATCGATTTTATCTGCTGGACTCTGATAGTGAGAGAGTTTTTCTCCCAACCTGCCTACCAAAGTTCCATCCTCAAGCACCATGTAAACAGGTCTTTGCAAAGCTTCTTCTGCAATCTCCAATGCACGATTGACTTGTTCTTTAGATTTATCAAACACATGTTCGATTTTTTCGGTCACAGTATGCTTGCTACTACTTCTTACCGTCACTTGACTAGCCAAGCTCTTATCCAATCCTAGTGACACTTCTGGTGCAGTAATCGTAACTGACTGTTTCAGTTTAGCCATTGTACGTTCAAGGACATCTTTATCTGCTTCGATACCGACCGCGATACCTTGAGGAATAAATCGCCCGACTTCATCTCTCATGACACGAGACGGAGAGTGAATATCTAAAGCACGCTTAATCGTAGAAGTTACTCGACTTGCCACAGAATTAGCGGCAGCGATAGCAACTCCAGCATTAGCTTGGATACCGCCTGCCAAACCTTGCATCGCCATTGCTCCAATTTCCGAAAATCTACCGCTGATTCCTGAAAAAGGTTCTCTCAATTTAACTGCTAGATTCTTCACTTTGCCAACTGGAGAATTAGTGCCGTTAGTGATACCATTCGCAAGACCTTCCGTGATATGCCCACCAAACTCGGTAAACACTCTTGAAGGCGAGTGAATACCTAGATTTTCCTTGAACCCTTGTTGTATTTTTGTCCCCACAGACTTCGTGGCTTCTACAGCTTTAGCAGAGCCATTTTCTATTCCTACTGCCGCACCGTTAGGGACTTCTTCGCCTAACGAAGCAAAATTGGCATTTGCTAGTTCAGCTTGCAAGCCACTTGTTATATTGGTTACTAGACCTTTTACCTTATCTGGTATCTCTACACCGGCAGAGTCCATAACGCTTCCCATAGCGTTTTTAGCTGCTTCTGCGTTAGCTCTAAAATTCTCTTGCAAGACCGCCAACTCTTCATCGGTCGCATTAACAAAAACCTGAGTTTGCGCAGCGCCTTCTGGACCCATTTGACGTAACTGCTCTAAGACTCCCTGGTCAACACCACGTTCTGCCAAAATAGCAAGGTTAGAGGACCACTGTTCAATAGCGGCACGGTTCGTCTCTAAATTAGCATTGATTTGTTCAATCGATATAGCCGATTTTTGCTCGATTGCGTCAAACATACCTGTTGTTGTTTCAAGTAGCTCGCCATACTTAGAACGCATATTGTCAATAGCTGTTTTTTGTGCTTCTGACATATTCTCGTAAGCAATGACTTGTCGATTTGTACCATTTTCGGCTGCTGTAGCCATCGCTTCGGCCGCTGCTTGCTGGACTGCAGAAGTTTGTTCGTACTCAGTTTGTAAAGCAGCCTGAGTCGCTTGTAGTTCAAGTTCCTGTTCGTTCAGCTTTTTCAACTCTTCTCGTCGCTTAGCGTCTGAAACATCAGAAGCGTTGTTCCACTCCGTACGCAACTTGGCAATCTCAGCTAATTGCGCTCCAATATCAGCACGTTGTTGCTCAATATCCAGCAAGTTTTTTTGGCTAGCTTCCCATGTACTCTCAGCCTCCATTGCAGATATACGAGCGTTAATCTGTTCGGCATTGTGCGACAACGAATCCGTGTTTTTATCGTAGGCCAAGTTCAAACCTTCCACGGAATCATTAAGTGTCTGAATCTTCTTCTGCAAATTCTTCTTATCGGCGGCAGACTTATTCTCTTTTTGTGAAAGAGCGACAATTTCCGCAGAAAGTTTTTTATACGATTCACGATTAGCTTCCACGTCTTGTAGGCTATCTTTTCGTGCTACTGCACTATCTTTAACAGATTTCTTTAGATTGTCTGTGCTTTCTGCCAACTCCTCTTGCGCTTTAGACAGACGCTTAGACTCTTCTGATTCCCTTGTCAGCCATTGCCATAACGCAACACCAGCACCGACTAACAATCCGATACCTGCGATTACCCAGCCTATAGGACCTGTTAAAGCAGCAAGAGCAGCATTAAACGCCGTTACAGCTGCGGTGCTTGCAATGGTTGCAAAAGTTTGAATACTGATAGCTCCCGTTAACAGACCATGAACTAGAACACCCGCTGACATAGCCTTATATTTCAACATTTCGGCTGTAGTGTTGGCATTAGTTGCAGCAGTAGATAGTACAGTGACAACTTGCTCCGCAGTCATCGCTTTTGTTTTCAAAGCATGGGCTAGAGCAGACATTTTCAACACGCCTAATTGTTGCATTCTAGCTACAGTTTCTGCCATTGTCTGTGTTTTGCTAACTGCTTGCACCGCAAGGAGAGATTTCATAGTTGTGGCTTGCATACCAGCGGCTGCGCTTGTTTGGATAAGCAGTACCCGCAACTTCTCGATACCGCTAATAACCGTATTAGCTGCCCTCATCGCCAAAATAGCTGAGCCTAAAGTTATCAATACGGGGGTCAAGGCTTGTGCTGTATCAATACCTTTATCCAAAACACCAAACAAAAAAATGAATACAGGAGTAGAAGACTTGATTGCACCGTTTACAACTTTGAAAGCAGCAGTAATCACCACCTTCATGCTATCGAAGTGTTCTGCGATAGTTTTGCCTGATACTTCTTTAGATAAATCATCTAAAGCTTTAATTGTCCCAGCTACACCACGGACAACTGCGTTTTTTAAGTTGTTAAACGATGTGGCGATCCCTTTACTGTTTTCTCGAGCTAACTCCGCAAAACCTCCTACACCCTTGTCTAATTCAACTAATCTGTTTGAAAATTGATCAAAGGTAATTTGTCCGCTCTTCAAAGCTGCATAAAAGTCACGTTGTGCGGATCTTCCTGCAAATCCAAAACTTTCAGCAGTCTTTTGTAGAGCATACGGCATTGTTTCTTGCAACGTCTTCCATGATTGCAAGTCCACTGTCCCCGCAGATAACATCTGGCTAAACTGGTCTAGACCACGACTTGCATCTGCACTTGAAGCGCCTGATGCAAGGAATGCGTTATTCAAGGCTAGTGTAGTATCTGTAGATTTCCGAAGATTTCCCGTAATAGACGTCAATCGTTGAGCTGTACCCACAACCTCATCCAGAGTTGTAGGTAGCCCGTCAATGCCATTTGCGAGCTTGTCTGTTGAACTAGCAACATCTTCTGCACTATGGCCCATCGCTTTCATAACTCGAGGGAATTTTTCCAATGTATCAAATCGTTTAATAGCTCCATCAAGCGAGCTAACCAGTAAATCGACACCTTTTTTAGCTAAAGAGAAAACCGCTCCACCCAAAGCGAAGTTCTTGAGGGAAGTAGAGCCTTTTTTGCCTTTTTCCGCAACCTTATCCAGTTCATTATTTAAGACCTTGACTTGCTTACCATCAACATCAACTAGTATGGTTACCTTTCCATCAGCTGCCATCTTCTTCCTCCTCTCCGTCATCTAATCGATATTTAGCTTGTAGCTGTCTCATTTTCTGTCTATAGTCAGAACTTTCACCGCTACTTGGTTTCCATGCGCGAATTTGCACGATTTGTTGCATAACCGTATTATCTGGTAAGGAATTAAGTAGAGCTTTAAATTCTTGCCACGATAGTTGATTCTGAACTTTCAACAAATTAATTCCATAAGCTTGTAAAAAACTAGCATAGATGTATTCTGCGTCTTTCTCTAAATCTATTAGACGCGGACCTGTTTCCTCATTCTTGATTTGAGGCATCGGATTCCCTTGCCTGTCATACTGCACTTCGTCGTCTTCTTGACTATCAATAAAATGCTTACGAATGTGTAGCCACAAATCAATTGCAAGAGAAAACTCAACATCAAAATTACCTGTAATAATACCGACACAAGACTGGACTTTATCCAAGTCAGACAACAAATCATCTCGTAGACAATCAAATGTATCTAAGACTTTACTAAAAGATAGGTCTAACGGATAAACGACACCATCAAATTCGAAACTGTCATAAAGAGGGTCATTTAATCTCACCTGACCACCTACTTCTTAGCAGTTTTAGATTTTTTCTTATATTTGTTGATACGTTCTTTTACAATGTTTTCACGCTCAATTTTCAACTCAGACAATTTCGCTTCAATCAATGTAGCTACCTTTTCAAGCGTTAAATCTAATGCTTGATGGTCTGGAAATTCTGCATATAATTTCTTGAATGTCCCGTCACCAAAGAGTAGATCATACTGAATTTCAAGTAGTTTTTTCTCTAGGTCGATAGCTCCAATCAAGGTGTCCTTAGTAATACCTTCTTCTAAGCTATTATCCAAATTCGCTTCGACGATTGATTTTTCAAACTCTGCCAACCGTTTTTGAGCTTCCTGTTCCAAATCGAAGAAAGTCACTAAAAATTCATCGGAAGTATCAAACCAAAGTTCTACCGGCCCAATACTGACTGGAAAACCGCTACGAACAACATCAACACTGATACCGTTTGCCATATCTTCTCCTTTTCAATAAACAAAAAGAGAGGTACAAGACCCCTCTAGCCACCTACTGGCACAGACTCTTCCGGAATAGAGTTATAGGAAATCTTACATCCAAACTTCTCGTACTCAGAAGCTGCCCCAGAACCTGCAATAATTTCGGTTACAGTCGCAAGTCCGACCCACTCTTTCTTCTTATCAGCAGATACGACTTTGTGCCAGACAAGACGGTCATTTCCTAATTTGAGTTTCAAATCAGCGATATGCTTCTGCGCCTTGTCTTCGGGGTCGTACAACCCTTCAAATGAATAGGCAACTTTTACACCAGTAACGACCGTTTCCTCTGTCCCATCACTGTCGTAATAGGCCTGTTCATCAACTTTTTCGTCTGTATCATCCGTTACATCAGAAATCCATCTAGCCAATTCAAGCCATGCGTCTATGCTTGGTTTGGCGTCAATGGATGTAAACGGTGCAATAAAATGCCCACGCAGTGCGTTCTTATGCTTTGCCATATGATTAATTCTCCTTTAATTGTGTTATATTTACTTTTGCGTTTAATAAAAAGACAAGCCACCCTTGCTCATGAACCTCATTCATAAACGGACGACTCGTCACCTCTATATCTTCTAATTCAAAGCTCCCGTTAGCGCTAGGCAGGTCTTCTAGAACCTCCAAAAGACTCGCTATCTGCCAAAGAGATTCCTCAGCTAATTGACCTTGTTTAGACTTAATTGCAATCTCGATATTAAGTGTTAATTCTCTCGTACCATCGTAGTATACCCTTTTCACCGAGCTGCCTGGCAGAGTATAGACAACCAAACTTTCTTGGTCATCTAAATACCCTATTTTCATTTGAAAGGGCAAATTCAGGTTTTCGTTAATATGTTTTTTAAGTTGATTAAGAAAGTCCATTAGAAACCTGCTCCTTTCACAAAACGCTGAACCCAATCCGTCATGTGGATTGCTTTAGCTTTTTCGTCCCAACGTTTTCCAGTGCCTGGCGTTGTATACTTCCTGAAAGTAACAATTCCATTTTTACCGTAGAACTGTGCTCTAGCGTATACCGTATTCCATGATACCTCTTTCCCGTCACGAGACATATGACCAGAAGGTCTCAAATGTCCCTCTCGGTTAGGTACGTATAGGTCACTATCTAGCAAAATTTGGCTAGACATCGCAATGTGCCCTCTACGAATATTGTGGTCGCTCAGTTTCTTTTTTGCCCCCTTCAAATCAACTTGAATCGAAATAGACACTACAGTACCTCCAATTCTACTGAATATAGCACATCTTTAAAAGGTTCCTTATTTGGAATCACATTGACGATAACATGGTCTATCCCATCAAAACGAAGTATTGACTGTTCTTTAAAAGTAGGTAACGGAGTAGTCACGCCTTGGTAACACAGCACAGCTGCTTTATACTGGATTTCCTTGCTCTTCCCGTTCCAAGAATATTTCGATGAGCGGTCGATTCGCACATGGTGAATTGTCTGTTCATCACCATACTCTCGTTTGTTATAATCGCCTTCTCCGATATATTCCAAATAACCGACAGTTTCATTCAACATTTCTATAGGTGGCTTTGGCATTCTCATATCAAATCCCCCTATAAAGCAAGCCTGTCCCTGTTAAACAACCGTAGACATCTTGCGCCACCAATGGTACTGTCCTAGAATTACCAGTTCCTGTCTTTCCGGATTTTGAAATAGAAGTACGGCCAATACTGATATGTTCCGGTTCACGGTTTAATCCTTCAAAGGTATCTGTTTCCATATCGGAAAAGTAAATCAATTGCATACAGATGGCTTTTTTAAACTGCTTGACTCTAAATTCTACAGGGTCGTCTTCTAGTTTATGTTGTTGATAGTATCGATTTGTCAACTGATCAACAACTTCCTCAGCTTTAGAAATAAAGCGACTATAGCTCTCGTGAGCGACCCTGTCAGAGCCGAGAATTTCAACAACTTCTTCAAAGGTTAAGAAATTCATGTCCTTCACCCTTTCTAGCTATATCACTCAGAAACCGATTCTGTTTTACCAACTTTGAGGGCATTGACAAGCTCTACCTCATTTCCGAAATAGAGCTTTCCTGCCTCGTTAATTTCATCGGCGCGCTTTTTTGTCAGTTCTACAACGTCTCCGATTTCACATAGAAGACATGTATCCTTATCTATATAAGCTTTCTTTACAGTGTATTTAGGCATCCGTCATCTCCTTTCTTACACAGAAGGAGCGAACGTGATTTTAACTGCCTTTTCAGCCTTATAAAGGTATACACCGTAATGTTTGTTCGCAATAATAGCGTTAATCAAGCGCTTCTTATCACGGTCAGTTTCCACCATGGTTTCACGTTTCAACATAATTTTCAGAGCACCTTCACGGACCAAGAAACCTGTCCCTTTTGGACATTTACGAGAACGTACAATCTGCACCCCTAGAATTTCACCATACACCCCAGAAACGATACGACTTGCACCAAGTTCCGTTGCAGATAGCCATGTCTTGCCTGCATCAAGTCGTAATGCAGAAGCATCTGCAGGGTTCAAAACTAAAACGGTTGGTGTATCATCTTCGTCATTGAAAATATCAAGCGCTTTAGACAGACCATCGACCGTGATACTTGCCGTAACGGTCTGAGTAGATCCTTGAAGAGCTACCAAAACGTCCGCGTCTACTTTATGGTCAATAGCTTGAACGATTTGTTTAGCCGCTTGACCTACTGGGTCGCCATAGCCAGAGAGAATCGCTTCGTCTGTGATTTCTACAGATTTACCAATCTTCTTGATGGTCATTTTGGTTTTTGTAAAACCAAGTTGAGTAACTGGAATTGGTTCACCCTCGGCGACTTCTTCCGCATCGCCAATGTAGTCCCATTTTGGCACGGTCAAAGTTGTACCTGGTTGACCTTGTAAGGTTGTATCTACTTCTGCAAGTGGTGCAAATCGGATAGCTTTCCCGATTTCTGCATCAATCATATCCGCTAGAACCTCAGGGTCTAGCATTTGTTCCATTTTTGTTAATCCTGTTGCCATATTAGTTTCCTTTCAGTTGTTCATATAATTTAGGGTTTGTTTGCTTGAGTTCAAGGCGCTCCATATATGTCATTTCCTTAAATTGGTCTTTTGACACATCTGTCTTTGCGCTTGCACTCGGGTTATCTACCACCGTAAAAGTAGGTTTCTTCTCGGTAGTATTTGGAGCAGTTGCAAATTGAGGATATTTACCGACAACTTGCTTAATTGCTTCATCGATCGTCGTATCTTCATTGACTAAACGTTCCGATAAAGCAATAACATCGTCAACAGAGTCAGCATTAACACCTTGAGTCAAAGCTGACAGTTTGGCTTCAAGTCGTTTATTCGCATCTAAAACTGATGCCAATTCCCTATCTTTTGAAGCAAGTAGTTCTGTCTGCTTATCTGCTTCAGTTTTTTGCGACTCTTGCCAATCTTCATAAGCTTTCAGAGCTTCTTTGGCGGATTCTACATCAGCAAAGCCTAGGTCTTTAATTGCTTTAGCATACCCACTTTTGTGCTCTTTTTTACCCACACGATTGACATCTTCTTGGCTGAAAGTCTTTTCAGCTACTTCTTCCACGTTTTCGGTAGCGCGGTCTACTGTTTGTTCTTCTGCCATTCGGCTATCCTCCAATGTTCAGCGATTGGTCGCTTATATTTCCGTTCTTTAACGCCTGCGGATAAAGGCATAAAGAAAACCGCATCGAATTCGACACGGTTTACAGTAATTTACAGTTGTTTATAGCAGTCTTTCCTGCTGTCAAGATGAGTGACCACCTCCTTACCGTTTCCAAAACGGCTTCTTAGTATTACTATTGGCCACTTGCTTCTCGATTTTGTCAAATCTCGAATTCGTAGCCTGTGCATTGCGTTCGACGGTTGAACGTAGCTCGGCAATTTCATTTGCCTGTTTGGCGTTTTCATCAAGTAGACTGTTAATGATGTTCAATGCAATATCAACAGCTTCTTTAGTTCCCTGAACTTGTTCAATCAGTTCACGTTTCTTCTTCATACGTTTATTCATTGTGCACCTCCTTTCTATTTTTTCTGCAACAAAAAAGCACTTAGATTTCTCTAGGTGCTAGGATTTTACTAATTGTTTTGCTTTTTCGTAATACGGTTTAAGGAACTCTATAAAGCCTTGAGTATCGTTTGTATTATGCTCCTCAAGGAACATCATCAAATCGTAATCGTTCAGCATATCAAACATTTCAGGATTTTCCGATTCCCATGCATCCGCAAACTCTTCATCCTCACCGAACAAAGCATTGAAGTCAAATGAAAAATCCCAAAAATCTTCAAGCTGTCCGCTTACCGCTTGTTCCAACATATCTAAAACTTTTTGACTGTATTTCATTTTGGGGTAAATCCTTTCATATTTTTACGTTTCATCATAGTAACCACAATGTCGCTTTGAGGCTCCGTGATGTACAAAAGATGGTTATAATATCTGACATCTCGACCATCTCTATCTGATACATAGTTAGGAGGCAGAGAAAAAGCGGTTCTAACTGTCTCATAGTTGTATACGAACGTTCCGTTTTTGCGTCTCATACGCTCTATGTAGCGGGCTATCGCATGGTCTCCAAATACTATCCCATCTTTTTTGAAATTAAAGTAAGCTTCTACCGCCTGTTGCTTCTGCTTCTCAGTCAGTTTTTCCTGAATTTCTCCCTTGAAGTAGCTGACAATCCTATTGTCATATCTCAGAGACTCCCTTTCAGAGCTACTTAACGACTTGAAATCACTATAAGACTTGGGTGCTCTATCCCCTAAATTTTGTAGTATACCAGAATACTCTTTTTTCAACCGATTGTCAAGAACTTCGTAGGTATTTTTATACGTTTCCGCATTTCTGATATAACCTTCCCGGTTAATATTACGATACAAAAATCTGTGGTCATCAAGATATGTTTTATATTGACCCTCTAGAGTCAATCCTCTTAATTTATATTTTTGAATAAGCTCCTTGTCACCGATTTCACGAGCAATACGCAATTTTTCTTTATTCTTGCGTATTTCTCTTTCAAAGGCTCGTTGCTGAGCTTCTGCTCTAGCATTGTCCTCTGCTTGTTTCTGGGAGATACCTTTGAGATGATTCGGCAAATCTGGTTTCTGGTTGACCCCGACAATAAACGGTGTTAAGTAGTGGCCGCAGTTTATACCAAGACAACCTCCTGCAGTTCCGTAACCGTAATCTAGTAGGCTTAGCACCCTAGTTCCATCTGCTTCAAACGCAGGACCTTTTGTGACAATCTGGTGTTGCAGTGGAGAACACATAGCTCTAGCGCTAGATTTCATCGAGTAGTAGAATGTTTCAACCCCAAACTCCTCTGCAGGACGTTCTCTCATATCTCGATAAACTCTTAGCGCTGTCGTTTTTATTATGGTCTTTGCATAAGTATCTGCACGCCAACGCCGACCTGCTTTATCAGTAAAACCATAGAAGCCTTTATCACTCCATTTTGTTAGAGTATCGTTCAGTGCCTGTTCTGCGGACTTACTACCTGATACCACGCTTGCGACTGTCTGTTCAATGATAGACTTATAAACGTTCTGCACACTTTGAGGTAAACGAGTATTGATTAGATTTCCAAGTTCTTGCGTTGTCTGATTGGCGTAAGATTCCAGTGCTTCCTTTACAACATAGCGCTGAGGCTCTATATTTTGACCTGTATCGCGTTTTAATTGCTCGTGAGTATCTTTGTATACCTTGTAGCCTTCATTCGAAATAACGTCACGTAGGACGCTCTCAGCGACCTCCGCACGACTGGCTATCAATTTCACATTGCTTTCTGTCAACATGTGCAGGTCGTTTATTTTTTCAAGTTGCCAAATATACGGCTCTCTTTGTAAGTCTGCCGTACCTCTTTTCTTCAATCTGCGAATAACATTGATGAACAAATCAATGGATAGCTGATGGTAGACATCGGCAACTTGATTCATCTCTAAGGTGAACTGTTCATCTCCTTGGTCAAACGGTAACTTACTCATCGTAGAGTTCCTCGTCTACTTCGCTAGAGCTAGGCTTCTCTTGATTAATCTGTCGGATAATCTCCTTTAGCTCATTATCAGCTAGGCCTAGAACTTTTTTCATTGCATATTCTTTGCTGACGATGCCACTTGCAAGGGCCTTCGTCCAATAATCAAGCTCAGCATTTCGGTCTGTAAAGATACCGTCATCAAGGTTAACTTCAATATCTTTCAGTTCGGGAATATCACCGTCGTAAAGTTCTGCACCTTTAGCCAGTTCGCAGATAGACACGACTAATTCTTTTATAGACTGTTCCACCAATGCAACTATGCTGTTTCTTAATTGATAAGTGTCTGAGTTTTCCGATACGATTTCGGTGGCAGTTTTCATACTTTTTCCGTCAAAGGTAAACATACCAGTTGAGACACCTACTTGCATTTCTAACAAACTCAGACCTTCATTGATTGCTTTTATGTAATCATCTGCACGAATCGGAGTAGTAAGGTCTGTAATACCAATTCCTTTTTCTTCAGTCCCCAACATCTGATAGACATTCTGCTCTGCTTCAAAGCGTTGAACAAAACGAATGTCTCCATCTTCGGTCTGGACGTTCATCTTGATCATACTATCAGGCACTGCTATTCTACGCTGACCCATCTTAACTTCCCACATAAACTCGTCATAGGTAGTATTCAGAAAGTCGATTGTAGTCTTAGCGTTATCAAAGATGGACAAACCAAGCGGACTATCAATATCTTTGTTGTTCATTCCGGGCGTTTTTAGGTAAGTAAATAATGGGCGACTAACGTTTTTAACAAGTACCCTTTCCTTTAAATCTTCGTATAACTCTGACAAAGGAACACGGTCTCCCACAATTTTAGGAGTCTCAGAACGATAAAGCTCATTTGAAACATAATAGTCTTCCTCGTCCCATTCATGAAATTCTATCAGGGTGTAATAGAGTTTGGACTTACCTTTTCTTTTTGTTGTTTTGGTAACGATAGCCGCGCTCGACACATCTTGGGTATTTGACTGCAAGGGTAAGAAGACTGGTGCTTGAATAAAAGCGACACGAATTCTATTTCCCGCTATGTAAGGCCTCATAGCCAGCCCCCCTAAAGCCAGTCCGCTTTCAAGATAGCGTTCGAAATTCTTATTAAATCGATCGTTTAATAAAACTTCCTGAATAAAGTTATTTGTTTCGCCGTTGTTAACCGTGATTTCAGCTTGTTCGTTATAAACCAAACTTGCCAGTTTCTTAGAAACAGTCTTAGCTATCGGCAAATGTTGGGCAGAGCGCTTTTTCTTCTCCCCTGCTGTATTTTGATAAATAACATCGTCCCATTTACTCTCATAGTAGGTCAAATTACTTTGGATACGTGCATACTCATCGTGACTAACAGCAATTTTCGGATGGTCCACTATGCTGGTTAACGTATCTGTTGTTACCATGTATTTACTCCTCAAAAAAATGTTTTTTATAGATTGTACAATTCCCATTTATCGTCCTCTAAATAAAATTGACATAGCGTGTGACAAACACATTTACACTGTAGCGAAATTCGTCCATTGCGTGATTGTCTTTATCAATAGGCTTACCATTATCATCACGACTGTACAAACCTATCTCTTTCAAAAAATAGTAGTGGTCGTACTCTTCTTCGTTATGTTCTACAAGGACAAAGCGTTCGTCAGATATAATATTCTGCCCACGTTCAATACCGACTTCAATACCTTTTGATTTGCTAGACACATCGTGAGAATTATTCATCGCCGTTCGGGTTATGATACCAACCTTGTGTAATTCTTCCCTCAAAGACTTACATGCAGGGTCAATCCAAACCTCTGTATAATGCATTTGATACTTAGCAACACACCATTGAATAAATGCCTTCAATTCCACGGCATACGTTGACATGGCTTTTACTTGTCCTGTATCAGCACCGCTATGATAATAATGGGCAACGCGATTAAGACGGAAACTAATTCTGCCATTTTCTCGGATTCTAGTCACGATATTACAAGACATAGAAGTCGCATCCGACTGACCACCATCCCCACAGAAATACATCTCGACAGGTTCGCCTATCAAGGTATCCTTGATATTCTTGTCCATGTCAAACAGGCCGTAGATAACGCCTTGCGGCATGACACGCTGACCAAGCACATCTCGTTTGTAAAGATATGGATTTTTGCGTAAGTTGTTGATGATTGATTGTTTCCGCTCCTCCGACAAAATAGGATTATCGTCCATGGTCCAATGAGTCCAGCGAGTGTTCTGCACATCGAACACATCTTTGATGACTGGGTGTTGCGGAGCTGGGGGGTTCAAGTCTGCCAAATGATAACGCAGTTTAGCTGCCCAAGTCCGCCTGAAACACTCTTGTATAAAGTCCATGTGCAAGAGGTTAATCTCACAAAAGACTACAGAACCCAAAGACATACCTGTAATAGCACCAACAGAGTTGACTTTGCCTCCACCTTTATAGTAAACCCGCTTCTGTCCTTTCGGAGTGTCAATCAGCAAATGATCGCCGCGGTCATCGTGTTTGATCCAGCAATTCCCGTTGAAGATATGCATAAGACCGGTACCGTCGCCATCGATAAAAAGTCGGTAAGCTTGTTCTTGATTGTATGCGGCAATTAGATGGTTCTCGTCTTCGCTTTGAATTAAGTATCTGGCGTAGCGAAAATGACCGGCCGTGGTCTTTCCGCTACGAGGTGTACCTTCGTTGACTTCTAATTCATAATTAAAAGGACGTCTAATGATGTCCTTTTGCTTTTCGGATAACTTATTAATCCTGACCATCGATTATCTCCAATAATTTTTCCATCAAGTGTGTATCCGATTGAACGCCCTTGATAGTTTCAATTTTAAGACGTAGCAACTCGTTCTCCTGTTTGATTTTCTCGAGTTGTTCTTGGATAGGGTAACGTTTCAGTAACTCGCCAGCAGCTTTGATAACTTCTGCGATACTAGGTTTCTTCTGCACAGTGACGTACTCGCCCGTTACAGGGTTAAGTGTGACAACCTCTTCCGTCAGCTCCTGCCGAAGAATAGAAGTGAGAACTTGCAGAACCTCGATTGCAGTTGCTATTTTACTGCTTTCAAGTTGTTTCAATCGCTCATCTATGGCAGATTTTATATAAGGTTTTTTAAGGTTTTCAGAACCAACCATTCCAGCTGTTTTTGGGCTATACCCAGCTTTTATCGCCGCCTCCGTCGCATTTCCACAGATGATGTACTCATCAATAAATTTTCGTTGTTTTAATGTTAACTTAGCAATTTTCCATCACCTCCAATCAAAAAAGCCACACTTCGTTGTGTGACTAATGCATATTAGGTCTTGGTCCGATATGCGATTGACCAGACCTCCGAGCCAAGGACCTCTCAAGGGTTACTTGCTCTTGACACGGGAACAGCAGGAATCGAACCTGCACATAGCGTTACGCCGTGGATGTCACACGGGCTTGCTCAGGGAGCTACCCTTGCCAATTTCCAATCTTGGCTCATGTTCCCCAAAATAGATACCGAGTTCGATTTTCATAAGGGACAATGACTGAAAAATGTAAATACATATCCCTCCTCGGTATCTGATGCTATCATAATAACTTATTTTCGATGCGACAAATAGCCCTAAAAGTCGCATTTTTAACAAAAACCGTAGAAATTAGCAAAGATTTCCAATATCCGTTCCCGTTTTCGGTAGATTGTACTTCGGTCATAACTCATTTTATGCGCGATGGCTTCCCAAGTATTTACCGAACCTCTCGACCAACGGAGCCAAAAGATTTTGGTTAGGTCATCATCTAACACCTCTAACGTGCTCTCTACGGCTTCTTTTTGATTGTATAGACTATTTAGTCGAATATCATTATCCCAACGCTCTATGGTCAATTCTGTAGGCTTAGAAACGATATTAGCTCGCCCACCGCCTTGGTTGATATCAGTATTCGGAATATCTTCAATTTCTAATTTTCTGACGGCTATCTTATGGTCTATCGAGCAATAGTCAAACAATAACTCATCCAAAGCCTTTAGTTGCGATTTACTTAATCTTCCCATACTGCCTCCGCTGTGATATAATAGTTTTAGAGTTTTATTCACAGAGTCGGTACAAGTAGTGCTGGCTTTTTTTATTTTTCCCACGGCTGTCGCTGATGGCTATAATACGGGTACACCAGTCGAATTTTCCCTCTCGGAACTATCACCCTAGGCTCATAAGGCTTGACTTGCTCGTACAGCTCGTCTGTTTTATCCAACATGCGTTGTCGCGGTGGTCGTCCGCCTAGCCATTTGTAGACAGATAGAGTCGTCACACCCATCTCGGTCGCAAATTGGCCCCTCGTCCATCCTGTCTTTTGTAGGATGTATTTGATTTTATCTGCTGTGGTCATTCCAAATCCTCCAACGCTACCCAACGGAATTGCGGGTATTTTTTAGCTTCTTCTTGGATGCATTTATAAGCGTCGTCTATTACATCTTCCCGGTCATCTGATTCGTCTGTTGTGTATACAGTCTTTCCGCCAATTTCTATATCCATTACGTACATATAGTAAAATCGCTTCGGCTCTGGCACATCGACCAGTAGCACGCCTAGTTTTTCAGTCATAAAGTCCCCCACTTCCGAAATCAAATACTTCTGTTTCTTTGCCATTGGGTAAAATAACAATTCTACCCTTGCCTAACGTTCCGAATAAGCCGTAGGCTGCCCAGTTGCATCCAGTTTTTGAATTATATCTGCCAATACAATTAAATGCTGCTTCATCTGGACTATCGGCATACTCTTTAAATTCACTAACTTTGTTTTCTCTGCCACATTTTGGGCATTTAAACATATGTTTCTCTACATCTTCACCAAAAAGCTTTACGCCTTCAGCTTTCCATTCTGCAAGTGTTTGTTTAATCATTAGTTACCTCTTTCTATTTGACTTCCTTCTTTATTTTGTATATACTTAGTATACACAAACAGGAGGACATATCATGAATACTGTTAAAACACGTAAAGTTGGTAACTCGCTTGCCATCACCATCCCCAAAGAATTGAACGTTGATGAAGGCAAGGAATTCATTGTCTACAAGGGCATTGATGATGTTATCGTGCTTGCACCTAAAATACCAAATCCATTTGATACTATGGAGCCATTCATCATGGACAACGACTTTGAAGGAGTGGTCTTGCTTGACAATGAAGGATAATTACATACCACAAAAACAAGACATCATCTGGATTGACTTTGACCCATCACTTGGAAAAGAAATCCAGAAACGCAGACCTGCCCTTGTCGTTTCCAGTCACAAGTACAGCCAGATGACAGGATTTGTTGCCGTCTGCCCCATCACTCACGGGGCAAAAGCTTTGGAAAGCCGTGGCTTATCTGTCCCTATCCATTCTGACAAGGTAGATGGGGCTGTCAATCCAATGCAGCTCTATACCTTTGATTTCAGGGCACGAAATGCTAGTAAAATCACCCAACTAGACACTTGGACTTTTCAAAAAGTCGTCCAACTTTACAACTACATTTTCGACTAGAGCTAAACGGCTCTTTTTTTCTTTCATCACTACACCTCTTCCCTAAACTGCCACGCCCACTCAAAATCCTGTTTGATTTCGGATTCGGTGAGTTGATTTTCTGGTTCTTTTTTCCATTTATAGTTGGGTACCTCATCCAAAAAGATATCAGTTCCAATAAATACCTTTCCGTTTTCTTTATACAAGAATGTGGCAATATCTGGGCGATTTGGGTCAGGTATCTCCACCGTATACAGTTTCTCCTGCTTAATCTCGTAGCCGTCCAGCCAGGCACGGGCTATCATATCAACCTTCTCAGGAATCAAGTCGTCATTCCTATCATATGCCCAATCACCGACTTTCTCATCATCATCCAGTCTAGAAAGAACTTCTTGCAAATGCCAACCAGAGCGTTTGCAACCCTCAATCCACTCCGCTACTTCCTTCGGCACCGCAACCTTCTGTGGTTCGTGGATTTGGTCTAGCATGTAAAAGGCATCAACACCATCATGTAATACATGGATTCCCCCGTTTCTTACTTCCGAATTAACAATGCCTCTCACCAAGACTTCGTCACCGATTTTGTATTGTTTATTCATCTGTTTCCTCCAAATAATGTTTTCATGTCATTCCGCCAAAAGTGCGACCCATCGCGTTTAACATAGTCAATACCGTAATGGTATAGATACCAATCAACGCCACTGATTGAGATTCCGATTGTTTTTGAAATCTCACGTTTAGTCATGCCAGAACTAGCCAACTTTTTCACATCTCCAAGCCTTGATTTAGGATGATACCGTACAGCGCCAATCTCGAAACGCTTATTTTTAACAGCACTTACCGTTCTGCCTAGTACATCGGCCTGTTCTTGTATCGTTAACGTGTTGCTTGTCTTTTTAATAAATGCAATCTCTTCATCCGACCAGCCTCTAACATGCTTCTTGGCAATACCTGCTTTATTCTTGCGGTAGTAATAAGCACGCCTAGAAATACCTAGATGTTCCGTTACGCTTTTGACAGTGCTATTCTCTGGGTACTGGTATAGATGACGAATATAATCAAGTTCATCTTCTTTTATTCGTTTACCACCAATAAGAAACACCCCCTTTCCTGCGTCGCATATAGATAGGCGACACCATTCTTCCTGTTAACGTAATACCGCATCTGCCCATCTCTGGACTCGTACACATCCTGCACCTCTCCAAGATGGATATTGGGCTTAGTGTTGATTTTGTGACAAGTTGCGATAATTTCATCGACTGTCATCAGCTCCCCCGCCCTTTCAAATACTCAGGCATCTCCTGCCCAATATTAATACTCTCGTACTGCTCCCTGGTCACCAGGAACTTCCCATACGGCCTAACCTCGACATAGTAATGACCATCAACCACATCCTTAGCTGTAACCTTGCCGAACTTCTCTGTACCTTCGTTGTCGACTTGGTAGAAGATGACTGGTTGTTGTTCTTTCAGTCTCATAATTTCTTGTTTGGATTGTTCAAGTTTAATGATAAGTACAATTATCACTCCAAACAAGATGACTAACGGATTCAATACTTTTTCAAACCTTTCCATTTGCTTTCTCCTCTAGCCAATCAAAAATCATTTCAAACTGATTCATGACCAGTCTGTCATTGTTGTACTTCTTACTGATTTCCGCCATAGATACCACAACCCAGTTCCAGTATGCCTGTGTATTAAATCCAACTTCTTGCATCTTCTGGTTGCTGGCTCGCATCCATGCAGGTACTTCTTTTTCAAAAAACTCAATGTAATTCATTCAGCACCTCCACCTTGACATAGATCCCGACCGTGTCCGACCAAAACTTCTCGACAATCTCGCTGGCCACTTGAGCATCATCTTCCCAAAATCCAACTGCAGACATACAGTCCTTTAACAACTTCTGCAGATTATCTGTATCTGGCTTAGTCGTCTTGTACTGGCCATGCTGCGATTTCTTCGTCCGAGGAAATAGCCACTTGACTGTCAGACGAATTGGACCCTGCAGCTTATCTGGAGGTACATGCCTTGCCAATAATGCCTCATATTTTGATCTGGCATCTGCCAACTTTTCTGGCTCGTAAAATTGTGGCTTCCCTTTAACCACTCGGACCTGTTTTTGCTGATGTGTCACAGTCGGTATTTTTTTCATCGGCAGGAAAAATTCAACCACCATAGTCCACCCCGCACCATCGACCAGTGTCAGGATCGTAGACGATATAGCCAGCTGATTTTAATTGTTCCATTACCCAATCTTGAATTTCTGGAGCATCTGCTAACCATTTTAGTACTTGAGATTTTTCGCGAGCAAAATCTTGCCCAGGCAATGTGTGATATAGCGGTGGCATGTTTTTTGCTATTAACAATTTTTTTGAGCGTCGTTTATGCTTTTTATTTTTAGCTCCTAGTGTCCTAGACATATTTATTTTACCTTTCCATATTTTTTATTTTTTCGCCTTAAGTCCAGAGTGAAGGACAGGGTTACAGGGTTACAAGGGGCGGATGCATAGCCCCCTTGTTCCTGTACCTGTTCTTCTGGACCTCTAGGGACATTTCCCAAATATCTACACTATGGAATAGTTAGATATTCTGTCCCTCGGTTTGTCCCTCGGACATATCGAATAATTAATCGAAATGTCCCTCGTTTTTAACTCTTCAGGGACACAAGGTCATATCGAAAAATGTCCATGTGTCCCTAGGGACATATCGAATAATGTCCTTCGATATGTCTTTCGATGTGTCCTTCGATATGTCCCTGTCCCTATTCATCAATATTTGAGTTTTTTGGTACAATTTCCTTATTTACAATGTCAAATTTCCCATTGTTTTTTATCCACCTGCGGACCGTTTTTTCGCTCACTGGCTTCTCTTCGGTAGAGAAATAATCCACCAAGCCTTCGAGAGTAACAGGCTCAATTCCATCATTTAAGACACTAATTGCAGTTTCGACTTTTTTGGCTTTATCCTCTTTAGTTTCTTTCTTTTCGAAATTCTTCTTCCAGGGAGAGCCTTTTGAATTAGTATCATCTAGTTGAATATCAGCCAGCACACCAGATGTGTCCACGCTATGCACTGGATAGCTAAACCACATATTGACTGGCTTAAACTTGGCAAACTCCCGCAGCGTACCTTCCACACGCCAGGCGGTCGAAATTTCCACAGCGCGGACCACCTTGGCAATCTCGTCTGTATAGACCTTGCGGACCAATACATCCTTGATGGCTCTTTCAAAGTGATCCCGCATTTGCGCTCTACTTTCCAGGTCATCCAGACTGACATACTGCTGATAGTAGTCCAAAGCGCGCTCTTGCAGGGCTCTTTGGTAAATACTACAGCTAGCTTTGTCAGACCTCATCTTAATCAAGTCATCTGTCAACTCTAGTTCTACCAAGTCAATCAAGGCATCTGGATCACGGGCAAATACTCCTGAGCCACTGGCACGGTCCATGGACTTCTTACCACCTTGACTGCCTTTTGAGTGGTGGTGGCAGTAAATCACGCTACAACCTAGTTCAGTTGCCACCTTGTCAAATTGATTGGTAAAGTGTGCCATTTGGTCTGCACTATTTTCGTCGCCCGTCAAGACCTTGTAAATTGGGTCAATGATGACTGCGATGTAGTCCTTTTTCAAGGCCCTACGAATGAGCTTGGGTGCCAACTTATCCATTGGCACGGTCTTACCACGTAGGTTCCAGAGATCAATATTTTGGATATTGTTAGCTGGCACACCCATAGCTGTATAGACATCCTTAAAACGATGCAAGGCTGACGGTCTATCAAGCTCCAGATTGACATAAAGGACCTTGCCTTTGGTACACTCCCAACCAAGCCACTTGATGCCCTCAGCGATAGCGATTGAGAGCTCAATCAAGGCAAACGACTTCCCGGCCTTAGACGGACCTGCCATGAGTAACTTGTGCCCCTGTCTGAGCACGCCTTTGATGAGTTCTGGTGCTAACTCTGGCATATTCTCCCAAGAGTCTGCAAGTCCTTCTGGATCTGGCAAATCATCATTCAAATCCTCAATCCATTGGTACCATTCTTCGTAGTTGGTCTTACCGATGTTAGTATCAATCAAAAACTGCTTCTTGCCGTTTCGCATGATACCAGGCATCCGAGATAATCGGCTGGGGTTACGGTTCTGGGTATCAATGTCCAGTCCGTTCTTCTTACAGATTTGGTAAATGTAGTCCACACGCTTACGGTATTCCTGGTAATCTCTAGCATCTACCTTGACGATAGCATGTAAGGACTTCTTCCCACTATGAACCAAGGCAGCAATAGGTAATTCAAGCTCCTTAAACAGAGCGTATTGTTTCCCTAATTCCATGCTGTCGGATTCGACCAGGGCATAGCGGAAGTCAGTCACATTGTCATTCTTAACGCCTTTCCCGTCCAATGGGTTGAAACGAATCCAGGCCCCGGCTTCTTCCTTGTAGTCACCAAAGACCGCTCCAATATCACCGTTACACCCCTGCAAAAGTTGAATCAATTCACCAGCCGTCCTATCGAACGCACCTTGTGTAGGTTTGTATATCGGCCCATTATCAGTATCTATCTGATAGGTCTGTGTGACATAACCAACATAATCTGTGCTGTTAAAGATTGTTTCCAAGTAAGTAATCAATTCTTGAACTGGTGCCCAGTTTGATGGCTCACGAATCTCTTTCGATTCCACCCAGTTCTTGTCGACAATCTTATAATCACGGTCGATTGTGTCATTCCACCCCAATTCATGGGCATCATCGGTCATTTTAAATTCAGACACCCAGCCATTATCTTTGGCCATTTGAGTGATAGTTGCCCCAGTTACTGCGCCAAGGCTACCACCTTGGAATGTATCCCACTTCTTGAAACATTCACCACGCCTATATCTAACTGGGTCTTTTTGCGACCACACATCCCAATCCATTGCTGTGTAGCCCTCTTGCTTGAGAGCCATCCCTACATTAACCCAGTCTTGATATGACAGAGTGGCCGGGTTAATGTAATCAAGCAATGGGATGAGGTCAAATTCTCTTTCTGTCATTTACTCTCCTATCCTGGTTGATATTCTTCTGGCACGATGCCATTTGGCATTCTCCAACCATTGGCCGAGATACGGTCTATCATATTACTAGCCGCTTCAAACGACCACATACCGACACTCTTAAATCCACGTTGCTCCAAAAATCTAATCTGTTTCGGTGTGGTAAGCCCAGCATCTCGTCTTTTGTTAAGTCTATCCAACAACTTACTTGCTTTACCAAAGTTGCCAATCTCATCTGTAAAGATGCCGAATTTCTCCAATGCTTGTAATTGTTTCTCGGTCGGCGGTGTCATATCTATTCCGAATTCTGGTACATAGTCCACCAAATCTTCCGCATGGATTGACATCTCAAATTGCAACGGATCCACTAGCTTACGCTTGCGTTTCCGCATTTCTTCCAGCTGCTTAGCTAGCGCTTCTTCACGTTGAGCCACAACATCTTCTGCTGATTTAACTTCCAGCTCCTCAATGTCAAAGAGGGCTCCAGCTTCTTCTTCCATGTTCTCAACCATCTTCTTAGCTACTTCTTCTGTGCCTGCGATGAGATGAGCAGGACGGCAGAGCTCGTGCCTCTCTGTGTGCCACAGGAAATCCAATAGCAATAGATTTTCTTTCCCTGGAAATAAACGAGTGCCACGCCCTACCATTTGGCTATACAGGGCCCGCACTTTGGTCGGCCTAAGAACCACTACGCAATCAACTGACGGGCAATCCCAGCCCTCTGTCAAAAGCATTGAGTTACAAAGGACATTGTACTTATCCTTGTCAAAGTCTTCCAAGACTTCTGCACGGTCCTTGGACTCTCCATTGACTTCGGCAGCTCGAAAACCTTTGGCATTTAAGATGTCACGGAACTTCTGAGAGGTCTTTACCAATGGCAAGAATACTACAGTCTTACGGTCCGCACATTGCTTGACCATTTCATCGGCTATCTGCTCAAGGTATGGGTCTAGTGCAGTTCCAAGGTCACTCGCCTTGAAATCTCCCGACTGTATAGACACACTTGATAGGTCCAAAGTCAAAGGAATTGTCACGGCAGTAATCTTGGATAGATAGCCGGATTTGATAGCCTGCACCAAGGAATACTCATAAGCCAAACTGTCGAAATATTGCCCTAGATTTCGCTTATCGCCTCGGTCTGGTGTTGCAGTAACGCCCAAGACGTTACTGTCGTCAAAGTGTTGTAATACACGCTGGTAGCCGTCTGAGATAGCATGGTGGGCTTCATCGATGATGATTGTGTCAAAATAATTCGGTGGAAATTGACTCAACCGCTTCTCTCGTTGCAGGGTCTGTACCGACCCGACCACAACCCGAAACCATGAGCCGATAGAGGTACTTTCTGCTTTTTCTAAGGCTGTGCCCAGCCCAGTAGCAGTCATTAACTTATCAGAGGCTTGTTCCAGCAATTCTGACCTATGAGCAAGGACGAGCACACGCTCGCCCATTCGCACACGGTCTTCAATGATTTTGGAAAAGACAATCGTTTTACCACATCCTGTTGGCAGGACCAATAATGTCCGCTTGCGTCCTGACTGCCATTCCTGCTGAACTGCACCACGAGCCTCCTCTTGATAATCTCGTAGTTGCATCTATCCCCCCTAAAATCCTGCAAAGCCACCTTGAGCTGGTTGTGTCGGCTGTGTTGGTTGTTGATATTGTGCTTGTGGTTGTTGATATGTTGGCTGTTGTGGCTGAGCAGCATTCAATACCTTAGACCAATCCACTTCATCAGCGTAAATCATGGATTTGATGTTATCGTATTCACGGTCAGCATATTGCCCGGTTCCTTTTCGTTTGTTAACGCTACAAACACCTTTTGCACCAATGATATTCCAGTTCATGCGCAATGGTTCCCCATGTTTCTTCTGGCCAATCGCGCCGAAGAATGCTGACAACATTCCTTCTGTAGAGGTATGCAGGAATAGATTGTGCTTCAATTGAGCAGTACCTTCTGCAGTTTCAATCTCAATGGATACAACTGCTTTGTTGCACGCAGGTAGCTTCCCTGGATTTTGAGGATTAGGTGTGTGACGTGTTCGTTCGATACCTGTTACTGTAAATTGATAGTCACCTGGAGTAAGCGTGACGAACCCGCCACCATCTTGGGTAATCTCATCTTCCCATCCAAGTTCACGTTCTGGTTGATTGTATTGTTGTGTCATTCTGATGTTCTCCTTTGATTAAGCTAAAATTGTGATGTTGTCTTGTTCGCCTAACTTGGACTTCAAGTAGTCGGCAATGTTGTTGATGGCATCCAGTTTCCACTTGCCACCAGCAGCTTCAAACAAGGCCATATAACCTGCTTTGTTGATACGGTAGATAAACTGGCTAGCAGGCTGTTCAACTTCAGCAAATGTCCGATATGGTCGCAAAGTGACAGGGTTTGGTGCTTTGGCTTGACCAAGGCTAGCTACACCCGTCTTGATAGTTGCGGTTTGGCTTACACCGTTATCGACAATTTCTGTACCATTGTCAATCTTTAAGGCACTAGCAAATTCAAGCACTGTGCCACGGTCTTCTGCGTCTACAAATCGAGACTGCAGCATGATATTGAAGTCGGACGCTTCTTCATACTGGCCAAAACGAATATCTGGTGTCATTGATTTAACTTCGACCAATCTCGCACGATTTGCGTCTTTATCCAGCTCTTCGTAAACAATTACTTCTTTCGGACTTTCGACAACAACCAATACGCGCTTGTTTCCTAGCTGATCCAAATCAGTCTTCAAATAATCTACTAGACTGTCTAATGTATTGAGATAAAGCCGAGGCGGAATTGGTCTGGCATCCAACTCACGCAATGAATGGATGTTTCCGTCATAGTAGAGTTTGCCATTGCTTGCTGCAATAATTTTTTCTTCATTACCAGCTAATTTAACCGCATACTCCAAAGCATCTTTGATATTTTCTGTCATTCTAGTTACCTACTTTCTTCTTGTTAAAATCAATCACATCTTCATTGATACCTTTTTCAATTTCTTCTACTGGTTGCCCAATGTCTGTACGAAGCTGTGCCTTATCATCAAAATACATTTGACCCGGCATGTTGCTCTTAAGCTCATTGGCATAAGTCTTACCGTCTTTCTTGCCGACAAGCACTGTAGTCGCAACTCCAGTCTGTGGAGCAAGCGTGGATTTAACATCCATGCTTGTACTGACTACTTCGCGACTATCATCAGCCTTCATGGTTAGCGTGATGACTAGCTTACGAGCAACCTTGCTATCAGTATTTGGATCAAGGATATTGTCAAAAACCTTCTCTAATTCCTTGTCAACCTTTTCCTGCAATCCGCCCTCACCGAGAGCAGATAAGTCCAACTTAATTGTTTTATCCATTTAGCTTTAACCTCGCTATCATTTCTAAGACCCAAAACGGTCTAAATCTAGTTACCTTCGACTGTAAAGGGCATCTCTGGATTAGTCCGCACCTTGGTATTGATAACGTTCAGCACCTTATCCCAGACAGTCACCATGTACTCCCAATAGCCTGCATCAATCGCCTCAACCTGTGTTCCCAGCGGATAGATACCATTGACATAGGTAGCTTGCAAGACCTCGTCCTGCGTGACCTTACTACCAATCATCAAATCACGTAGACTTTGCGGAATTAGCGGACTGATGTCCGATGTCGGTGCTGGCTGAGTTGGTTGCGTAGGTACCGATTCTTGGACCTGTTCTTGTACTAAGTGTGCGGGTTCATGTGCAGGTTGTTCTTGTACTGATGTTGGTTGAGCTTGCGTTTGTGTCGCAAAGATGTGCGCAATCCCAGCAAAGTCCATAGGCAATTCTTCTGGCAAGTTATGACGGTTCTTGGCATCCCAACTTGGCGAATGAGTGGTTTGCATGACACGCTGACCACCTTGTGCCTTCTGCTTCTTGGTCTTGTCATCAGTTACGATGAATGTTTTGTAGTTGAGGAATAAGACCATATCAGCCCATTCCTTGACCTTGGCAGATACGTTTGTTTCCGTCTTCTTGTTGCTCAATTTGAGTTCGTAACGGTCATAGCCGCCTAATTCATCTGGCTTGGTAAATTTCTTTACCTGGGCATGAGCAGTCAGCACCACGTTGATACCGAGTTCAACAAGCTCCTGCAGCCTGTCCAAAAGCCGTCCAATCTCCTCAATAAGATAGGTATACCCTGCACCCCAACCAAAGTCTTCGATACCACTCTTGTTGTGTTGGGCACAGATATATTGCAAAGCCAAAGCCTCTGCCCAGTCGATTGTGTCAATGACCAAGGTCTGACAGATTGTTGGGTTAGCCTTGACAAATGCGATGTGATTCATGAGCATGGTCCAGCTTGTCGGCTTGTCAGCCCGTGCCACATCCATGTTATCCGTAGAGCCTTCCGTGTCAATAAAGAGCGGATTGGGAAATTGAGCTGCTAGACTAGACTTGCCAATCCCCTCTGGGCCATAGATGACCACACGTTGGGCTCGTGCCCGTTTACCTTTTGTAATTTGCATTAAAATCCTCCTTCCCAAGCTGGTTTAGCTTGGACTTGTTGATGTTGTTCATTTTCGACCGAGTATCCGTCCTCAATGATGATTGAGCACTCATCTCCAGTCGATACCCGTGTCGCGATAGCTTGTAGACCTTCACGTTTCAGCCATTCGCCAAACTCCTTCAGCGTGACTTGGTCCATCTGCTCCAGTTTGTCGATGAGCACAAAGCCACATTCTGGTTTGAGTTTACGTACAATGGCAGTCGCTACTTGCAGTTGCTGGCTACCGCTCATGTTATCCCAACGCTGACCAAGATAGAGTAATTCGCCGTCTTCAACTGACAGACCTTCCAACGGCAAGTCAGCGTTGGTCAGTAGGTCACGTTTTTGCTTGCGAACATCTTCGATTTCAACTGACAAGGCATTGTATTGCTGACGAATTTCCTTAGCATCTTCCTCGGCTTTTTCTTTATCAAGATTTGCTCGCACCTTTCGGTTAATGTCATCAATCTGCTGGATATTCGCTTCGATTTCAGCAGTTGATTCATCGTGTAGCTCCATCGCATCCTTTTGCGCGATAGCCAAGTCCTGCTTGAACTTATCACGTTCATCAATCGCTTTGGCCAGCTCCTGTTTCAATCGGTCTACAGCAGACTCAGCATTCTCATATTGCATCTTGATAGTGGCTACGTTTTGACGCTTGCGAGCATTCTCACCGTTTTTAGCTAAAATAGTTTGTTGCTGTTGGATGAGGTCTGCAATACTAATCAATTCTTTAGGAGCATCTGGATAGTATTCTTGCTCTTTAGCAAATTTCTCCTTCTGATCAGCAATCACACCGATAGCATGACGATTGTTGTAGAGCTCCTTCTCTTTCAACTCTAGCTCCGCCAATTGGTTGCCAACACCGATAATCTGCAAAAGCGTTTCAGCTTTCTCTTTCGGCGTACTGTCCATAAATTTGGGCAGATTGATAGCGAGTTCTTCCACAAAGCTATCCAGCAGCTGCTGACCACCTTTCTGACCATTAGGATCAATAACCTTTAGACTGGCATTTTTGCCCTTACGCTCAACAATCAAGCCATTAGACATCACGATTTTAAGTGTCGGTGGAACTTGTGAGCCTTCTCTCTGCGCTTGGCTAGGTTTGTACTTATTGCCACCCAGAGCCCAAGCAATTGCATCTAGCACACTTGTCTTACCTTGATTATTGTTACCACCCACGATAGTCAGACCTGTTGCAGATGGATCAATTTTGACCGCTTTGATACGCTTGACATTTTCAATTTCAAGTCTGTTAATTGTTACTGTCATAATTTCCTCCAATTATTAATCGACTTTCTTTGACAACTTTTTCTGTGCTGATAACCTCAGCGTGGTTCAATGCATACAGCAACAACGATGTCGATACTGTTGCGATAGTCAAATCACATTCGTTGGCAATTTCTACGATTTGGTCGTAAGCTTCCTTGCTACAACGTACATGATGATAGGTTGTCTTAGTTTCTTTCTTTACTTCCATTTGATTTCCTTTCTACTTACACATCCCACTATTTTTCATCACGACCGCCACAGAATCAACAATTGTTCTCAAGAACCGATTTTCTGTCTGCAAGTCGTTTACTTTATTCCGAAGTCGAATGTATTCTTCAACACTGATTTCAATTGTTTCTTTCATTACATGAACCCTGCCTCTCTACGTTGTTTTTTCAAAAATTTATATGCGTCCTTTTGGCTATATCTGAATGTGTTGAGTTTATAAGTTAGATAAAACCCATATCCGATAGCTGTAAAAGCTACTATTGTCATGGCAATAAAGCCGATAATAAATAGTTCTGTCATTCTACGCTCCTAACTAAACCACTAGATGACTTTCTATGTATTCATCTAGTTCAGATTTTTTTATCCGTTTGGTACCATCAATCTGATATAGATTGAGTCCTTCTCTTAGCCATTTCCGAATGGTATTATCGCTCACGCAAGCATGGTAGGCCGCCTTACTAATAGATAGCCAACCTCTACCATCAGATTCGCGTTCCAGGAACTCGGTAAAGGATTCTTTAAACTGGTCCTTGACCACCATCCTGATTCCTGATTCAAATTCTTCACTTAGGATGTTCATTTTCTGTCTCCTTTGTGTTATAATTTAAGTGATTTTTTTAGTAAGCTCCTGACTTCGTCATGGGGCTATTTTTATTAACTTTTTGCTAATTCATCCAGACTCACATCAAGAGCCTTGGCAATTTTAACAACATTACTAAACATCATATCCTTCTTCTTCCCAGATTTTAGTTCTGCCAACATCGTATAATTGATACCTGCTTTCTTTGCTAAAGCGTAGATAGTCATTCCTCGGATATTAGCAAGTTCTTCGATTTTCTCCCACATCTTCAAAACCACTATATATAGAGCTAAATCCGTCTTTAGACTGATATTATTTCTATATATAGACCTTTCTATATATTTTTGTTACTATCGACTTATGACAATCAGGTAAACAAATCCAACTTTAACTACCAAATCAAGTGATTTTCTCCTGTGCGTCAAATATTAAGGAAAGGAGAAGAAGTATGAGCAAGTTAAGTCCAAAACCAAATAATCAAAAAAAGCTTAAGACTTGGGCAGATTTGGATAATCAATTAAAATTTGCTTTTGACGAACGATTATCAAGTCCGATAACATCTATAAATCCAAAACTCTATGCGATGCCTGTTGAAGAAATAATTCAAGAATTAGAGAAGAGTGGATATACTGTCATTGAGCATGGCGGTTCACTCGTTATAAAGTAGCGCTAACTTCTCTTCAATAGAAGTTATCTGCTTTTGTAAAATTTCTAAACAATCTTTTTTCCAAGCTTTGACTATTTCTGTGGTCGAAGCTTTTTTTCCTTGATACGGATAACGTTTTGGTCTCATCCCCCTTCTCCTTTCTAGTTAGTTAGTAAATTTGTTATAATTAAAATAAAAACGATTGGAGAACTGTTATGAAAAAGTATTTTGTTCCTGCGACAAACTGGAAGATGTTTTATCAATCTGTCC